AATCGGCGTTGGTAGTAAGATTGTAATTACTGGCGACATTGAACAAGCCGATAGAAAAACAGCCGACAATGGGCTACTAGACTTACAAAATCGATTGAGGAAGGGGGTGATTCCAGGGTTGCAAATATGTAACTTTGAACTAAAAGATGTTCAAAGGCATAAGATTATTGAGCATGTATTACGACTGTATAACTAAAATATATAGTTAATAAGGTATAGGGAGGGGCTCATAAACCCTCCCTTTTTATTCCTGTAATTTTTCTAATTCTTCTATATAGTCAGGGTATATTTGTTTATAATGTGCTACAATTGTATCCCAATCAGTGTCAATTACTTGACCTTGAATTGTACTTTTCTGCACATTCTTTTCTTTAAAATCTAAAATGATATTTGCTGTGCTAATATCACGCTCCTTTAGATTTTTAGTAATCTCAACTTGTTCGTCAATCTTACCATCTGGTTTTCTTAAATATGTAATTACTAGGTATCTCATATATTTCTCAACTTGTTAATTCTACCATAGTTGCTGCCAAACTAATTTCAGGAATACCAACTAAACTTAGATTTGCTAGACCATTACGAATAACTATAATACTAGCATCACGTTTTTCATTAGTCTGTCCCCAAAGGTCTAGATTATTATACATCCAAACATAGATATCTTCTAAGCGTCCTGGATACAAACTCAAATGTTGTAATAGTATCTGACGACCTTCTAATATCTTACCACTCTTAAATAATTGAGTAGCCTCAAACAACAACTCATCATCACCGTTCCCACCATCAACCGGTGGCAACAATTTACCTGTACTACTATTTACTTGAAGTTGATTTAAACATTTACGCAAGTCTGGATATGTAGCAATAACATATGTATCCAATATATCTAAGTCAAAGTCAATGTTCTCTGTTACTAGAACGGTTGCCGCACGTGCAGTAAATTCAGTTTTATCTGTTTTAGTAATACTAAACTCATGGCAACGACTCTTAAGTGCAGGGATAATACGATAATTATAATTACAAGTTAAGATAAATCGTGCAGTCATATGATATGCTTCCATATCATTACGCAATGCCGCTTGACCTGCAGGAGTTAAATAATCAGCCTCGTCAAGTAATACAACTTTGAACTTACCAAAAGGCATTGTTTGTACAAAGTTAACAATCTTATTACGAACCACATCAACACTATTCTCACGTGACGCATTGATTTCTAGTATATCATATTCATCGACATTTAGTTCCTTCATCAATACTTTTGCAAGTGTGGTTTTGCCTGTACCGGGATCACCACTTAATAATAGATGAGGGAAACTACCTTCTTGTATCCAACCAATTACCTGATCACGTTGTCTACCATCAGCAAATACATAATCTTGTACTGATTGAGGCCTGTAGGCTTCGACCCAGAGTTGATTCATCATTTACGATCACCAAATAAATTTAAAAGATTTAAGAATATGTTAACAAAATCTAAGTACAATGTCAATGCCCCTACTACTTCTTGGGTAGATGAATTTTCATCTTCTACCATAAGCATTTCACGTATTTGTTGTGTATCGTATGCAGTTAATCCCAAGAAGATAATAATTGCTAATGCACTAACAACCATAGATACTACACTTGATCCAATAAAGATATTGACAATACTAGCAATAAAGATAGCAATCAATCCAATAAACATAAATTGCCCTAAACTTTCAAGGCTACGTTTAGTGAAGTATCCATATAAACTCATAGTACCAAATAGTATTGCCGCACCCATAAACGCAGATACAATACTACCCATTGTAAATACTGCGAATATTGTAGCAAAACTTAATCCCATTAATGATGCAAATCCGTGCAAACAAAGTTGTGCAACTTCTTTGCTAGGATTATTACCCAACACCATACTAACACCAAAGATTGCTACTAATGGTGAAAAGATTACAATCCACTTCATTACACCCGTAAAGAAGAATTGAAGTAACTCTGGGCTTGTACCAACAAAGTAACTTACAAGCATACTAGTAAGTACTGCCAATGACATATGCTTATACACATTTGCCATGCTTGTGTTGATTTCTTCTGCTGAACGATATGATATATAATTTTCGTAAATCATTTTATTTCCTTAACATTTCATAAGTTATAATATGTGCAATACCTTGACCCAAGTCTTGCTCAGAGGTGATGATATGCAGTCTGTGTTCATGTCTATCTGTCTTTTCATCATAAGAACTATACTCCATGATATTGCCACCGACTGCTTGATAAATTGTAAATCCCATACCACGTGTATCAAAACTTCTACCAGTAGAAAGACCTACCCTATTAGAACGTTTTGGGCTTACTACTGCATAGGCATCTTCTGGTTCTTCACCAGTATTCAATATCCAATTACGTAATTTATCTTTTAGCCAACCCATTTATAGTCCTTTGTCTGAAATGTAATAATCCTCGATAGGCTCATCACTAACAAGTAGTATATCATTTGTATCAACTCTACGCAACGTCTTTTTACCCGTTTCGTCTTCAACGTCAATACCTCTTGTCCAACGACCATGACTAATAAGTATCCAACTGCCAATTTGAATTTCGTCACTTACAAACTCAGGACCAAGCGCATAAACCTTAGCCCATCGAGGTCTAATGCCCTCGCTTTTCTTATCATCGTTTGGAATGATAATACCACTGTGTGTGATACGTTCACTAAATTCCATATCAGCAACAATAACATGTTCACCTAATGGTTTGAATTGGTCTTTGTTAAACTTATGGGCTTCAAAGGCTGCTTTCACTTTTTCTTTCCTTTTGTTTCAACTTCTTCAACTTCTGATTTTATAAAATCATCATCAATATCTTCTAAGAACTTTTCTTCTTCAGGGGAAAATATTGGTTGAACATCTTCTTTTAACCCAGATTGAATACTCATTACTGGTTCTCCGTTATTTGATTCATCAAGTGTGTTATCGTAAGAGTCTTTAACACGTTTTGTGTTTTGTTGTACTACTCTTCCATAACTATCAATAACGTCTCCGCGGGCGTTTACACCCATGTTACCTACTGCTCTAACTTTTTCATTTTGGGTAACGATTGCAGACATATCGACTGCTTTACCCATTGCTGATCTTTGCATAATTTTTCTCCTTGTTATTTAATATTTAATCGTCGGGAAGCATGTCTCAGTTTTATTTTAAGAATTCATCTATGGTTAGATCATAAAATAATGAGTTTATTCGGTGTATCCCGAGCAAATATAGAACATAACTTGCTACACTAGATCCTCTACCCACACCCCATACTATATTATGCTCACTCATAGTATCGACCAAATATTTACAATAGCGTAACAACATAAACATATCACGTTCTTGGAACATAATTAACTCTTCACCTACACGTTGTAATTCTTCTTCTGTTTTACATAGATCCAAAACATGTTTAGCAATATCAAATGTTTTATATTCTTCTGGCATATACCAGTTATTTTGTAAACTATTATCAAACTGTTCTATAGATGATGTTTGTTCAACATAATCAACTAATGTGGGTTTGTTAACCAAATCCAATATATCATCAAATATAATATGATCCGATGTTAATGCGTTATTGATTATTTGTTCTGGGTTGGACAGATAGATGTTACATAAATCTGTCTCATTCAATACTTGTTGCCCATAATTATCTGTATGCATGTGTTATTCTAACACAAAAAATGTTTACATACAAGAGTCTATTTGCCCGTTTGGGCTTATTTGTTGATTTGAATGTTGTTTTGGATGTTTTGTTTTTTATAGAGTTCATCCATTCTCTTTGCATATTCGATATTATAACCTTCCAAAACCATATTGATTTGGTTAATCATAAATTGTTGTCCGTTGCGATGTGCAAAAGTTAACTTACTAGTTAAATCTTGTATTGATGTTTGCAATTCATCAATTGTTTTTTCTGATATATCTGGCATAAAAGGATGTTGCATATTATTCTTTCTTAAGTTAATGGACCTACGTTAGATAATCCATAGATGCCTCCGCCAATGCTTCCCCAGATATTAGATGATCCATCATATGTGGCGACACATATATAAACAAATGATCCATCTGTACATATTGCTCCGGCACTGTCGCCAGGTTGTCCCTTCATTCCAACCGGAACTTTATAGTAATCACCGCCTAAGGCTTGTACTTCATACATAGTACGTAACTCAAGTCTACTAGTTATTTGATTTCTATTTAAGGGATATACATCAAGTGTAGTTCCGCAATTTATAGTACTAACTGTATATTGTAATTGATTTACTCCTGCAGGTGGTGTCACCTGATTGGAGTGTGATACATTTACACCTGGGCTTGCATTAGAACCATAATTTTCTAAAATTCTAATTGATGTGCTTGGGCCGTTCGTTAATATTGCACTACTGTTGTAACTGCTACTAGGGAAAAAGACAGTTGCAGCAGAATTGGCAATAGTTAAATTTAATT